AGCAGGTTTAGCAAATGTTGCTAGAATAAAATCAACAAACCCTGAAACGGGTGCAGGTGGTGGTGGTGGTGGTGGTGCTGATACTAATGTACCACAACCTACAGGATTAGGTGGTGCAGGATTAATACCTAATTTAGAAAACATTAATCAAAATGACTTAGGAACACCAGAACCAGTACAAGCATTTGTAGTAGAAAATGATATATCAAATGCTCAGGCATTACAAGAAGAATTAGAAATACAAGCTACATTATAAACAAAATTATAAACTTTATATTTATAGATGTTATGGGAAAAAAGAAAAAACTAATAGAATTAATAATAGATGAAACGGCAGAACACTTTGGCGTTGATGCTATTTCAGTTGTTAAATTTCCTGCTATTGAGGAAAACTTTGTATTCTTTAATAATGACTTTTTAAGTCTAGCTAAAGTAGATGAAGAACAGAAACAATTAATTGGTGCAATTTTAATACCAGACAAAAAAATACCTAGACTAGACAAAGAAACAAATGAAGAATATGATGTATTCTTTACTAAAGAAACTATTAAACAAGCACAGAAGTTGTTTATGAATAGTCTAAATAATAATAACCATACACTAGAACACAAAGAGCCAATACAAGGTTTAACAGTAGTTGAATCATGGATTAAAGAAGATAAAAAATATGACAAGTCAAATATGTATGGTTTTAAGAATATGCCTATTGGAACTTGGTTTGTGCAAGTAAGTGCAGAAAATAATCCTGAGATTTGGGAAAAAATTAAAAACAAAGAAGTACGTGGTTTTAGCATTGAGGGTTATTTTACTGATAAACTAATTGAAGCATCAAAAGAAAAAGATATTTTAGATGAAGTTTGTGAAGATTGCCCTGATGAGGTAATGATGGGTAAAATAAAAGATATTATCTTAGAAAACGAGTTACGCCCTGTAGGTGCATTAGATGGTGAGCCACTATTTAGAACAAAAGAAGAAGCTGAATTATATGCTGAAATGTTTAAAGGTTGTTCTGGTAGTCATCCACATAATGTTGATGGTGTAAGGTTATTCATGCCTTGTGATGACCATGCTTCTGCAACTATGCGTGAAGAACACTCAGAAACAGGAAGAAAAAAAAGGAAAAGAAAATACAAGATGTTAGAATACGTTTCATTTGCTAGGAGAAAAGCTATGTTAAAGTATTCGTGGGATGATTGTATGAGAGACCAGATAAAAGAATACGGAAACAAAGAAATAGCTGCTAAGGTCTGTGCTGCTATTAAAAATAAGACAGTAAAACGTTAGAGAAATAAACAACATTAACCCTTTTATATTTATAGTTAGTTATGGGAACACTAGAAAAAATTTTAAATATCTTAAAAATGAAAAATGAACCAAAATCTTATTCTGTAAAATTTTATGCAGAAATGAAATTAGATGATGGTCGTATTATTGCTACAGAAGATGAGCAATTTATGATTGGATCTAAAGTATTTGCTATCAGTGATGATGGCGAGGCTTCATCATTAGAAGCAGGAAGTTATACAATGGAAAATGGAAACAAATTGACTATTGGTGATTCATCAGAAATTCTTGACTTAGGTGAAGAAAAAGAAGCTGAAGATGTTGAGGCATCAGAAGAAGAATTATCAGAAGAAGTATCTGAAGAATCTAAAGAAGAAGAATTAGCAGAAGAATCAGAAGCAGAAGAAACTGATTGGGCGAAAACATTTGAAGAAATGAAAGACCGAGTTGCTGCTTTAGAAGAAAAAGTATTTGGTAAAAAAGCTGAAGAAGAAACTGAGGAACTTTCAAAAGAAGATAATACAGAAGAAAAAACAGAAATGAGTTCAGAAATAATTGGTGAATTAACTACACAAATTGAAGAACTTAAAACTAAAATAGTTGAATTAAGTGGTCAACCTGCGGATGAGGGCATTAAATACAATCCAGAAGGTTCAAATGTTGATTCAACTATTAACTTAGCAAAACTGTCACCAATGGAGAGGACAGCATACTACATTACTAACAAATAAATTTTAAAAAAATGGCGAATAAAATTCAATTATCAAAATACCGAGAGTTTGATATTACCGTAAATGGTGATACATACGCAGGTGTTCACGCGATGCCTTATGTTACTGCTGCCTTGAGAAGTCCTGACACAGTTGCTAAAGGATACGTAAGAGTCTTAGATGGACTAACAAAAAGTGCAGTTATTAATAACATAGCTTGTGCGAACCCAATTGTGGCTGCTGCGTGTAGCTTTTCAAGTGGAAATGACACATCAACTACGGAGCAAGTTCTTTCATTAACTGACCTTAAAGTAAATGAAGAAATTTGTAGAGGTACAATTTTCCCTACATGGATGGGGCAAGGAATGGATAGAAATGGTGACTTACCACAATCTTTTTCTGACTTCTTATTACAAGTTGTTGCAGGAAAAGCTGCTGCTCAATTAGAAATCGGAATATGGCAAGGATCTTCTCCTTTTGGAGTTGGTTTCTTATCTGACGATGGAACACAAGATGAAGCGGGTGCTGATGCTTCTGCTTGTAAAGACTTTAGCGAAGTAGATTTTGCTGATGCTTTAGCTGCTAGTGATATCTTAACTGATATGGCTGCGGTATATGATAAAGCTGCATCTGACCTGTCTGGAATGCTTACTAAGCCTGGCGTTGGTTTCTACATGAATAATAAAACTTATGGTTTCTATATTCAGGCATTAGCTAGTGCAGGTTCTAATCAAGGACAAATTTCTGGATTAGGATTTGATGCAAAAGCTGACACTGCTACTTACTTTGGATACCCAATTTACAGATGTCCTGGTATGTTCAACGACACTATCCTTTTCACTTACCCTGAAAACTTAGTATTTGGAACTAACTTAGCTACAGATTGGACAGAAGCTCGATTGATCCCAACATACCAATATGATGGTTCTGACAACGTTAGAGTTGTTATGAATTTTGCTATCGGTGTTCAGACTGCGGTTGCAACAGATGGTGTTTACGGTTCAACTGTTTGGACTTAATAGATACTTTTAAAATGGGGGTTGCAATATACCCCCTTTTTATTAACTTTTTAATACAATAATAATTATGGCTTGTGACTTAACAAGAGGGCGAAAAATAGACTGCAAAGATAGTATAGGTGGTTTAAAAGCAATTTATATTTGCAAAGCGTATTCTGACAACATTTCTGCTACTGCTACAATTAACACTACTGAAATGACTACGGCAGGGTTTGCAAATTGGTCTGGTGGTTCAGGTACAATTGAGGTATTTAAGTATAACTTAGTTGCAAATTTATCTAGCTTGACAGTAACCACAAACTCTGATAATGCAAATGGTACATTATTTTTTACACAAGCATTATCAATAACACTACAAAAGATTGACCACGATATGACAAATGAGTTAAGACTTATGGGTTATAGTAGAGCTCAAATCTTTGTACAAGATGAAAACGATAATGTGTTTTTATTAGGAATTGATGGTGGTTGTCATGTGTCAGGTGGTACAGTTATTACTGGAACTGCTAAAGGTGATTTGACAGGATACACAATAGAGTGGTCAGCAGAAGAAAAAAATGCAGTTATTCAACTACCTGCATCAGCAGGGGTTGCTACTGCTAAATATCCTTTTGATGGTTTATCTGATGAAGCAAACTTAACAATAACTGAGGGTTCGTAATCGTTACTCTAATATATAAGAAAAGAGGGGTTTTATTACCCCTTTTTTTGTACACTAAAAAACAATTATGTTATATTTATATTTATAATAAAACACTATGACTTGGAAATTAAAAAAAGAATGGGAGGGCAAATTAGTCGATTCAATTAGAATACCATTAGAGGAATTAACACAAAAGCAAATTGAGGGTCTTTATGAGGGCGTTAGAAATAACTTATTTGAAAAGGTAAAAACAAAAAAAGAAAAATAATATGTTTCAATTTGTGGTATCAGAACTTATTGCAGTATCTCAATTCTTCAACACTCAATATGTGTGTTTGATGGATAAAATGACTTCAACTGATTATTTGCCTTTAGTTAGGGTTGTAAGTCAAGCAACGGGTGCTGAAAAGGTTTACAAACCTAATACTAGCTTAATGGGGCAACCCACATACAATGATAGGTATTACACCATAAATACTGTATTGTTAGACACTGGAGATTCTGCTACAGGTACAACAGAAGATTTGGCCGCAGGGTTGGTTAGATTTGAAATTAATTCAACATTTCCTTTAGGTCTTTATGACTTATATATATATGAAAATACTTCTGATAGTAACACATCACTTAAAGTTTCAGAAGCTATGCACCCACCACTTTATAAAGGTGTTGTGAATGTAACAAATAATGAGTATTATCAAAATGTTAATTATCTAGAATATGATAAAAATGATTCTAAGGCTGATTTTAATTACCAGACCTATGATTATTATGAAGAAGATTAAAAAAATAAAAAATGAATTTAGACTTAATAAAATTATCACATTATAATATACCACATCTAGTTGAGAAACATAACCAAGATTGGGTAAGTTTTGGTGAAGACAATCTATATCCAAACTATCTATTAGACCTATTCTTAGGAAGTGCTATCAATGGTGCTTTAATTAAGTCAATAGGTGCGATGATATATGGTGAGGGTTTGTCTGCTACTAATGTTGATGAAAATACAGAAACAAAAGAATCATATTTACGATTAACAGAGCTATTAGAAAATTCTGATGATGATGTGCTAAAAGACCTAGCTATGGACTTAAAGCTATTCGGGGGGTGTTATGTGAATGTGATATGGTCAAGAGATAGAAGCAAGATTGCTAAAATACTTCATATACCTGCACAATACATTAGAAGTGGTAAAATGATTGATGGTGAAATAGACACATATTATTATTCTGCTGATTGGTCTAAATGGAAAAAAGGCGAATACAGACCTAGAGCTTATGCTGCCTTTAATACAGAAGATAGAACACAAGCAAGTCAAATCTTAATGATCCGAGATAAAAACCCTGCATTATTTTATGGCTTTGCACCAGATTATGTGGCTGCTACAGATTATATTCAATTAGACCTTGAGATTGCTCAATTTCATTTGTCTAATATATCAAATGGTATGTTTCCATCTATGGCGATTAATTTTGCAAATGGTGTACCTACAGAAGAAGAAAGAAGAACTATTGAAAGACAAATTAATCAAAAATTTACATCTAGTGGTAATGCAGGAAAAATACTAATCACTTTTAATGATGGGAAAGAGTCAGCACCAGAAATTGTACCAATAGATAGTAATGGTGCTTCTGAGAAATATCAATTTTTATCTACAGAAGTTGTAAATAAAATTCTCAGCGGTCATCGTGTGGTGAATCCAATTCTTTTTGGAATACGTGGTGAGGGTGGTGGCTTGGGTAATAATGCAGACGAGCTACGCGATTCTTATTCACTTTTCAATAATACAATCATAATTCCCTTCCAGAACGTGCTTTTAAAGGGTTTAAACAAGATATTTAAAGTTAATGATATAAACCTTGATTTGTACTTTAAAACGCTTAAACCTGCAGATTTCATTGATTTGGAAGTTACTAAAACACAAAGTGAAGAAGACCAAGAAAAAGAGGGTGTGTCAAAAGAAGATATTGATTCTGATGATTTTGTTGAAATGTCTGATGATGATTTGAATATAATCTTTGAAGAATTACATGGTGAGCAAATAGATTCTGATGTTTGGGAAATAGTAGATGAAAAAGATGAGGGTGAAGTTGATGATTATGAAGAATGGGCTAAAAGGTTAATAAAAGAAAACAAAGAAAAGTTTGCAGATGAAATAAGAAGCAAAGAAGATTTGCCTAGTCAATTAGACAAATCATTTTATAGGGTTCGTTTTAAGTATTATAGAAAAAATAAAAGAGCAAATAAAACAGGTAATGGTTCAAGGAGATTTTGTCAAAATATGATGCGACTATCTAATGCAGGTTTTGTATATAGATTAGAAGATATTGATAAGGCAACAAGAGAGGGTGTTAATAAGCAATTAGGACACAAAGGACGTCCATATTCACTTTTCAAGTTCAAAGGAGGTCGGTGGTGCAAACATTCATGGCGCACAATCCTTTACAGATTAAAAGATGGAACAGAATTAAAAGAGGGTCAAAGTTTAGATGATGACTACAAAAAAACAGATAGCATACCTAAAAGCTATACACCAAGACCAAGAGGAATAGATATTGCAGAAGGTGTTGCAGATGCAGGTAATGATTATTATAAATACCCAAGCTCAAAATAAAATAAATTATGGCTGAATTTAACGATACAATACAACATATTTGCTTCATATCAAGCACAAGATTAAAAAAAGATACTGCATTAGGTGGTTCAGTAGATGATAACCTTATTATGCCTTATATCTTATTAGCTCAAGATATGAATATACTACCGATATTAGGAACAGACCTAGATGCTAAACTAAAAAGTGATATATTCGACCAATCACAAGACCCATTTCCTGATATACCTGCTGCTTATAAAACATTATTAGAAAACTATGTGCAACCTGCATTAGTGCAATTTGCATTTGCTACTTTAGCACCTTTTCTTAGACTGCGTTTCAGCAACAATTCTGTTGTGGTTATGGGTGCTACAGAACAAAGTTCATCAGCTACTTATGATGATATTAAACCACTAATGGACACTGCAACTGATGCTGCTGAATTTTATCGTCAAAGAATGATTGACTATTTAAGAAATAACTCTAGTTCATTTCCTGAATATACTAGCAATAGTGGTTCAGACCTTAATCCAACAACTAATAATTATTTTGCAGGAATACAATTAGAACCAACAACGCCAATGAGCAACAGATTAAGAAGTTTCTTGCAAGGTGCAAACATTACAACTTATGGCTGTTAAGAGGCGTGAATATCCTTCTAGTAAGGAGAATTTTAAGAAATTAAAAAACTATATTAAAAAACTAAATTATGGCCGGACAAAGACTAACCGACAAAAGTGCCTCAAATAGCAATACAGGAACAGGTGATTTGTACATGATTGTAGATGTATCAGACACCACAGGAAGTGCTGAGGGTACATCAAAAAAGCTAGATTCTAAGTATGTTATTCAGACAGACAAAATTTCTGTGAGTGCGGCAGAAACCCAATCACTTAAAACAGTTCCAAAAACTTTAGTTTCAGCAGCAGGTAGTGGGTATGCTATTATCCCTTTAGCTTTTACAGTTTTTACTACCTATTCCTCCACAGAAAATGCAAAAATAACTTTACTTTTTGGACACACAGGAGGCAGTAGTGCTAGCTTATCTTGTGGATATATAGCTAGTTTTATGAAAGGTGTTACAGCTAACGCTACATATATAGTATCTAATTTGGGGGGTATTTCAGCAACTCCTACTATTGACAATGTGCCTTTATATCTTTCATCTACTGAAAATTTTGCGGGTGGCTTTACTATGGATGTGTATGTAACTTATCAAATAATAAAGTTGTCATAATGCTAAAGTATTTATTGCTAATACCATTTTTGTCTTTCGGACAATTTTATAAATACTCAACTATTTATGCAGGTGGATCATTAAATTCAACAATGACACCAATAGAAACTTATGATTATAATAATGGTCAGCTAATAAATACAACAAATGATGGTGGTGCTAATTATAGACTGCATATAGGACTCAAAAAGCTTTCACGATATAAATTCGAAAAGAAACCTAAATTTTATTATGATGGGAAAGAAGAAAATGCTACTATAAATAGGTCATCATTAAGTGGTTTTGAATACCTATTAGAATACGAAAAAATTAAAGATAGAGGAATAGAATTTGAAAATCATGAAATTTGGTTTAGATACTTAGGCGAACATACAAGCACAAAAATACAATCATCTAGCAACGGGTACATTGATTTGCAGTATAAAAGTATAGACTTTCGCTATAAACACGATTTTAAGCACTTTAGAGCCACTTTAGGCACTTGTCTAAGGTATCACCCTATATATGGTCTAAACCCCTTTAAAAACGATTTTTCTAATTATAATGATTTTGAAGCAGTGGCACAAGAATTAGGTTACATAAAAGACTATTGGTTTATAGATGAAAACTACAATAATAATTTAGATAGGTTTGAGCAGTCATTTTACAGATGGATATTGAATGGTGATACAATAGCACAAAATACTGCACAATTTCAAGACTATTATGCTACTATACCTAGTAGATACAATAGAGAAAAATTAGCACAATTAGGCAACCAATACACATTATCTGGTGTAGCAGGGTTATCATATTACATATATTTAGATAAATTTTTTGTTTTGGCTTATGCTAATTATTTCTTTATAAACGGAAAACTGAGTGATTATAGCTCAGACACAAAAGATTATGATTTTGGCGTTATTGCAAATTGGAAGTTGAATAGGTCATTTTCTTTATATTCTCAATTAGAATACTTAAACTATTTTAATAGAGAAAATTATACAATCAATTTAGGAATTAATTTAATACTTATATAACATGGAACTTTTAAAAAGAATACTAGATACATTTGAAGATGCTTTTCAATCAAAGAAATTTTGGTACGCAATAGGTACATTATTTGTTTTATTTTTTAGTGATTCATTTGGTATTAATGACCAAGAAATTAACAATGTAGTTTTAATTGCATTAGCACTTATTATTGCACAAGGTTTAGCTGATAAAAAATGTAACCGATGAAATTAACTGAAAAGTCTGAATTAACACTAGATATTAAAACTATTGGAATAATTGTAGCTATGGCTATTTCTGTTTCAAGTACATACTTTACTTTAAAAGCTGATATTGATGAGAATAAGAAAGCATTAGAAAAGGGTAATTGGGTGAGTGCTACGGAATATGAATTAAAAGATGAATTAGTGCGAACTACAATCATGAGTAATAGTAAAAAACTAGATGCTATTGAAAACAAATTAAATACAATAGACAACAGACTTTACAACCTTAATAAATAAATTATGAATATAGCTTATCTATTACAAATCTTAATTGCACTTTTCTTTTTTTGTATTGGTGTTTGTTTTGGTCAGGTTTCAGTTATACAATTTAATAGTGAATGGAATGCAGATAATAATTTTGATATAACAGTTTTAAAAGATTGTGATGTTGATAGTATTGTTATTTGTCATAATCCTGAGCTACAGAAAAAGCATAAAATTAAGTCTGTACCTACAATTATTATTTTTGATGAAGATAATGAAGTTACAAGATTTGAAGCTAATATAATGATGCAACTTGAGGCAACAAAAAAAGAGATACAGAAAGAAATTGATAAAATCTATCTAGCTAAATTTGAATGAGATTATCTAAAAACTTTACGTTACAAGAGCTACTTTATTCATCAACTGCGTTGAGATTAGGAATAGATAATAGTCCTACAAAAGAGGGCGTATTGAAATTGACCTTATTAGCCACTTCACTTTTACAACCTCTACGGGAACGCTTAGGGGCGTTAAGAGTTACAAGTGGCTTTAGGTCGCCTCAATTATCAGAAGCAATAGGGTCAAGTGCTAATTCACAACATTGTAGATATGAGGCAGTAGATATGCAATTTGTTAAGCGTGGTAAAATGGACAACCTTTTAATATACCAAGCATTAATTGACTTAGACTTAGATTTTGACCAATGTATTTTAGAGTTTGGTAATAGCACAAAAGAATTAGACCCTACACACCCTGCGTGGATTCACTTAAGTTGGAAAGTAGCAGACAACAGAAAACAAGTCTTGATTGCTTATAAAGATGAAAATAACAAAACTAAATATAGACCAAAAATAAAATATAATTCAATATGAAATTTTTAAAAACTTTATTTGGAAATGTAGGTTTAGATGTTAATAACTTAGTTGATAACGTTGTAACCACTGATGAAGAACGTAAGACTTTAAAGATTAAATTGAAGCAAGTTTTGACACAAGCTGAAAGTTCAGCACAAGAACAAGTGACTAGAAGATGGGAAGCAGATAGCAAAGCAGGTTGGCTTCCTGCAAATATAAGACCTTTAACACTTGTTTTTTTAACATTGGTATTTGTAATAATATCAATGTTTGATGGTAATGTTGGTGGCTTTAAAATATCACCATCATATATACCAATATATCAAACTCTATTACTTTGTGTTTACTCTGCATATTTTGCAGGTAGGAGTATAGAGAAAATTAAAAATAAATAATTTGAAAAGAGACCACAGATTACGCTTAACTAAAACAGAACATGACCTGATTAAGAATATGCGTGACACTGATGCTAATAACATTTTAGTAATTGGAGATTTGCATGAACCCTTTTGCTTAGATGAATACTTAGACTTTTGCATTGAAAAATATTTTGAATTTCAATGTGATGAAGTTGTGTTTATTGGTGATATAATAGACAATCATTATGCAAGTTATCATGAAACAAATGCTGATGGAATGGGTGGTGCTGATGAATTAGAATTAGCAATAAAAAGAATAGCAAGATGGCGTAATGCGTTTCCTGTTGCAACAGTTATCATTGGAAACCATGATAGAATGGTAATGCGTAAGGCACAAACATCATCAATACCAAGCAAATGGATTAAAAGCTACAAAGAAGTCTTAGAAGTGCCTGATTGGAACTTTGTGGAAAGATACGAAAAGAATAATGTTCAATATATTCATGGTGAGGGTGGTACTGCTAGAACTAAGTGTAGAGCTGATATAATGAATACAGTACAAGGACACCTACACACACAAGCATATTGTGAGCATTATGTTGGTCAAAATTTTAGAGTATTTGGAATGCAAATTGGGGCAGGTATAAATTTTTCTGAATATAGCTTTGCGTATGCTAAGTATGGTAAAAAACCTGCTATTGGTTGTGGTGTAGTTTTGAATAACGGAAAATTACCCGTAAATTTATTAATGGAATTATGAAACATATATACAAAGAAAAGCTAGAACTTGGTGCATATTATACATATAACAAAGACAATAAAAAAGTCTATGATATAAAAAGTATGCGTCAAGATTTTAAAGAGCTGATTAATAAACTTAAAAAATAAGAGGCGTAAATAAGGTATTTAAAAGATTTGGTCATCTCATACTTTAAATACGCCTTTTGTTTTATTTCCAAGTATTCGGATCATATCCTAAAGTGGTTCGGTCTGTAATGCTCAAGCTATACCTTGCGACTTCCGTAAAAACACTATCACCATTAGCTTTTGTGAACCTTGTTTTAACCTTAACCCTATCAGTATCTATATTGTAACCATCTTTTTTTAGTCTAAATATAGTATCAGAAAGTCTGGTATTTCCTAAGTCCCTAATGGCTTCTAAACTTGTAACGCTTCCGTAATTTTTAAGATAATCTAGTAATCTTGTTTTATGTGTTGCTCTCATAGTTTATTAAATAATTTTTTAAAATAGTTTTCTAATTCTTCATCTTCTTCATGTACCCCTATGACTTTAAAAGTGCTTTCATCATCATAAAGTTTTTCTAAAAATGAACTTAATTGCTTTTCAGTACCTTTAAACTCTATACATCCATAACTACACTTAATGTCTGTAAACTCTTTATTTGACAAATAAGTATCTTTAGTAATATAATTAAAGTAACCTTTTCCTTGTATTGTATATTGTTTAATCATTATGCAGTTTCTAAGTTATGTTTTGTAATTATTTCGCTACCTATTACATTAGCTTGTATTGACCTTAATGCTTTTAATCTTTCTTTTGCATTTTTAATACTAGCAGTCCACTCTCTAACATCTTGAGTTGTACCTGCACCATTAAGTCTTTCAAACCAAAAGTTAATAGATTCTATTTCATGTTCTATTTGTTTATCAATAACAACTAATAATGTAGCTGATTCATTAACACTTAAATTGATTGTTTTATATAATTCTGTTTTCATAATTTCTATATTTTTTAATTTATACTTGTTTTAATTATTTATATCCAAATTGTTTTTAATTCATTACAATCATCATTAGAATCAACTTGCATTAATTTGTGAGATTCACCAAGATTATTAGAAAAGTTTATCATATCCTCTTTTGTATTGAAATCCCAAATTTCGTTTGTTTCTATTATTTTAATTAAGTAATTCATAATTTCTATATTTTTAATTTATACTTGTTTTTAATTGTTTACACAAATATATGTAAAATTATTTTAATACA